CACACAATGTAAATCTCAATTACCGATACGGCGAGACCATCACTCGAATGATATAGCAAGCACACACCACTATCACCATGACCCATCCCACTCCGACAAGTCTTCATCAATACCTCTAGTCGTATTTTGATACTCAGCGTCATAAACATTACGAGATTGAAGGTTATCCCAATTAGGAAAACCAGACTTAAGGTCATCTACAGAGATACCATGCTGTCGCATCTTCTTTATATCAGTCCGATCCATACGATCTAAAGCGTCACCTATTGTCTCTATTCCACGAGGAATTCGTCGCAACAGGGCCTCGTACAGAAATTTAAGCGATTTATAGGCATCATAATTTGATCCGTGAGTCCCATAAACGTGTCCTAAGACTGACAGTAAAACGTCCAACAAGTCCCTAGGTTTTGGCACTCTACCCCAGACTGCCCGAGCAAAGTACTCTCGAGTCTCTCGATAAGGCAGAAAAACGGACTGACCTGGTCTTTTATTTCTGTTCAAAACGGCGTAATGCTTTAAAAACACTGAGCCTGGCTTTATTAACCACCCATTTACGTGTGTACTACAGAAAGGAATACCGTCCCTTCTGTCTCTAAGAACTACACCAAATTTATCTAACATAAATTTTGCAAATTGCTCACATCCAAAATACGTATAAGCCAGGGAACCTTGTTTTCCTTTATTCCAATTATGGTCATCTCCATATACCATTATACGAATCATAACGATAAACTGTTTCTCTAGCTCCACTCGATGCTCTATTGGAGACGTCATTATCTGATAGACACAGAACAAACAGAAATACATTAACATTATCCAAGAGTCCATATGGGAAGTGTCAAAGCATCCTGAAGGAACGCCTCCTCTCTGAATCACCCATATTTGTCCAAAGAAGTGAGTCAGCCGTGCTACAATGTTCTTAATCAAAAATCTGATTATACGTTTTTTCAACTCAAAGTCCGGAGTTGTTGGGTCCTCATGCACAAGAGTACAACTAAAATACAAGTTTACCATTACTGAATGAGCGCTCATATCAAATGCGTCAACGTCAGCTTGACAAATCACCGGATCCCAACAAGAGAGTATGTCTATTAAAAGGCAACGAGCTGCCGTATCCATACCCCCCCGACCCCACTTGTGACCAATACGTATAGCAGGTCCACGCTCCAGAATCATACGAATGTTTTGAGAAATGCGCTCCAGTAGTATAAACACGGATGATGGAATCACAAAGACTCGACACTTATCC